GCCTTGTCGACAGCCTGCAGCACAACCTCCAGCCGCAGGCGGCGAGCGTCGCTCATTCCTGCGCCTCGCTGCGCTCACGCGCGCGCTCGCGCCACTCCATCAGCTCGGTAATGCTCATCGCGTACAGCTCCTCCAGGCGGAAGCCAAAGATCACTGCAACGTCTGCGGCGGCGTTTTCGACTCGGTCAGGAAGGCTTCTTCCCGGTCCTGCTTCGAGAGCAAAAAACCGGTCACTTCAGTGGCGATCTTGACCAGGTCGGCCAGGTCGAGCTTGCTCACGTCTGCTGTGGTGAGGGTGGGCGCGGTGATGCGCGGCAGGACGGTATGCAGGGCGGTCACGTCCATGCGCATCAGGTCCATCAGGCTGACGCCGCGCAGCTCGCCGCTGCCCGGCTTGCGCAGGGTGAGAACGCTGATGACCTGGTCGCCGCGCTTGATGGGGGTGTCGAGGGTGATGTTGGTGGTGAGTTGTTCCATGGTGGTGCAGGCTCCGAAGGGTGGGAGGAGTGGCGTTGTGGTGCGAGGATCAGAGGCCGATGGCCTTGCGCTGCTCGGCCAGGCGGTCGACGCCGAACACGCGCTCGATGAAGTTGACGTGGTCGATCTCGATCCAGTCTTCGCCGTTGACGGTGAGCTTGTAGTACGAGAGGGACGACTTGACCTTGAACGGCTCTTTGCTGCCGGCTTTGGCGTTGCCGAAGTCGACTTCGGTATGGCGGCCGCGCACGGCAATTTCCACGGCATCGACGCCGCCGGTGTCTTCCGACTGGTAGGCGCCGGCGAAGCGCACCATGGCGCCGTCGACAGTGGTGGTGCCGTATTGCTTGAGGATGTCTCGCATCAAGCCGCCGTAGGTCGTTTCGAGCTCCAACTTTTCATTGCCCAGATCGATGTCGATGGGGCCGTTCATGCCGCCGGCGCGGTATTCCTCCAGCTTGCGGGTCAGCTTGGGCAGGGTGATTTCTTCTACCTCGCCGGCGTGCGAGACGCCATCAGCGAAGACGTTGAAATGTTTGAGGATGCGAGGGAGTGCCATCGTTGGTCCTTGTCAGGGTGGTGGCGCCGCTCAAGCCGCGTTGACGGCGTCGGCAAACTGCATGAGGTAGCGGTCTGTAATGCGCTGGCGGAAAGTGAGGTCTTCCAGCGGCGGGACGGGGGTGTAGTCGTAGTCAATGGCGAGCTGGCCGGCTTTGAGCGTGTCTTTACCGTTGGCGGCCGGGTCGAACCACGCTTCGCCGCCGAGCAGGTAGCCGTTGCGCACCAGGCTGCGCAGCTTGGCGTTGACGCCGGCCAGGATGTCGCGCACCAGCGATGGAGTCATCGGCAGATCGTTGGCCCACATGTGCGCCTCGGCCATCGTGTCGGCCAGCACCTGGGCGGTGCGGGTGTAGTTCTCGAAGGCGAAGAGCTTGTCGGCGCTGCAGGTGCGCGAGCCCCAGAAGCGGAAGCCGTTCTGATGAACCAGCGTGGTGACGTCGTGCGAGTTGAGGTAGCCGGCGTCGGTGGCGGGGTTCTGCAGATCCCAGTACACGTCGCACGAGAGGCCCGTAACGCCGTTGACGGGCACGTTGGAGAGCGTCTTGTGCCAGCCGGTCTCGTTGTCGATCTTGGCGCGCAGGCCTGCGGCGCGGGCGGTGGCCCACAGCGTACGCTCGGCGTTGGCGCCGCTGTCCCAGCCGACGAAGTCGGGCCAGAGCACCATGAGCTCACGCGCGCCGAAGTTCTGGCGGTAGGCGACGACGTCTTCCTTGGTGTTGCAGCCGGCGGCGCTGACGTAAGCGAAGGCACGCAGCTTCTGCGCGATGCTGGCCAGCTCGGAGGCCACGGGCAGCGAGTCGAGCCCGGGCGCGGCCAGGATGCGCGGCGTGACGCCAAAGCGGTTGCGCGCGGCCAGCAGCGCTTTCATGCCGGTGTAGCGGCCCTGGTCGTTGGTGGTGCCGATCAGGTTGCTGGTGGTCTCGCCTTCGGCCTTGCCTTCAGCCACGCGCACGACGACGGTGAGCGGGCTGGTCTGGTCGGCAATGGCCTGCAGCGTGCGCGCGAGCGTGCCCTTGTCGCCGGCTTTGCCAACGGCGCCTTGCACGTCGGTGAGCAGCACGGGCGTGTCGAGCGGGAAGGCGCCCACGTCTGCGTCGTCGGCCGTGCAGACCACGCCGGCGACGGCGGTTTCAATGGTGCGGATGGGGCGTGTGCCTTCGTTGATCTCGATGACACGGACGCCGTGGTGGTAGTCGGTGGGCATGCATTCCTCCGGGATGGGCCGACGTTGAATCGTCCCGGTAGGATGCGGCGCGCGCGCGAGCGTGTCGTGCGCTGGGTGTTGTGGGACTGGGGGCTACAACAAGAACGCGCCCAGCCCCCGGGGGCAGCGCTGCTATTTGGCGGCGGGCTCAGACGCTGCAATGACTGCGGCGATGCCATTCGACAGTTTCGTCATGTCAGCCAGCACGCCCTGTGCGCCGCCATCCTTGACCATGTAGGGCAGTTTCAATGCGCCTGACTTGACTGCCGAATCGACGGCACTGCCGATCGTGAAGAGCGGCTCGACTGCCGAATTAATGTCTGCAAGGCTCTTCGCCTTAGACAGCGCAACCACGAGCTCGGCCAGCCCAACAAACATCATGCCGACGACGTCCGACATGACGCCTTCACGGGTCTTTGTGTCGGCCACGCCTTCGATTTGCATGCGCAAACGCTCTTTGGCAATTTGAGTCTGCTGAGACTCCCATTGTTTCAGGAGCTCGGCCTTCTGAGCGGCGCTCAGATCTGTGAAGCCAACGGAATCGTTCGGTGCCTGCATGATTAACCTCCTCGAAGATAGTTGTTGGGCAGCATGGACGCAGCGACTTCCGTTCTAGCGTCTCGAAAGATCGCGTATTCATCGCCTTCGGCGGAAAAGATCAGATTGTTTTTGTCTGCCGTGTAGGCCGTCACGTCCCCTTGCCAGGACGTTGAGATGTCGTATGTGCGCTGGCCCAACAGATAAACGACGAGCGCCATGCCGTACACATCTGCTGCAAAGTCGGCGACATAGGGATTCACGGCGTTCGTGCCCAAGGAATACTGGTAACTGATCGGGATGACTCGCCCCGGCGCGCCGCCCCATTCACCGCTGACGACATCGAGGCTGAAGTTCATTGAACCGTTGAACTTGCCGTACTTGTCTGCATCGTTGTGCACGCCGCGGCCGATGTTGACGCGGCCAAGCACGCGGGCCGGTAGGGAAAAAACGACCGGGTACCACTTGCTCTCCGAGCCGCCTACAAATAGGGCGCGGAGATTGTTCGATGCGAACTGATGCTTCGCGTTGTCCATCCATGCGGCAAACGCAGCTTGCTGTGCTCCAGTCGCCCCATCGATCTGCGCCTGCTTACCGGCGACCACCTGTGTCAGGGCATTTTGCGCGGCGATGGCGTCTGCCAGTTGTTGTTCAAGAGTCATGCTTCACCTTTCATAGATAGTGGTTCTTCAGGACGAGCCTGTTTGTGTCGCAGAGCGATCGCAATACCGTGGTCATGTGCAGCAACTGGTTGCTTGCGAGCTGTGCAATCGGCCTGACTGCGGCTTCATCGACGTACTGCCGAGTGGCCAGGACCAGCGCGGGGTCGATCTTCAATTCCACGGTGGCCCCGGAGGCGGACAGCACGGCCATGCGCACGACCTGTGTCCGGCCGGAGCCTTCGGCCATCTGAGGCTTGTAGGTCTCGGGGCAGTTGCCGTAGTAGCAAAGCGTGCCGTCTTCGTCATACAGACCGAGCTCACGGATCCACCAGCCGCCCACCGTTTCAGGAATGACCAGCTCGGCGACAAATTGGCTGGGGTTGCCCGGGTCTTGCCATAGGGCGTTGAGTGGAGCGCGGTGGTGTTCACGCACGAGGCTTGTGCGGTTGCTGTCCGGCGTGGGAAGCGCGCCGCCGCCGTCGCCGATGGCCATGTGGGTGTAGCGACGTGGCAGGCCGAGCGCCTTGGCGTTGGCATCGCGTGCTTCACCTGCGGCAGTTGGGACGACAAAGAATGTCTGCGACATAGCGGTTATTGAGTGACGGTGAGGGTGTCGATGTGATGCGTCGCGCCGGAGAACCGGGTGGTTCCCGCGACGACAATGTCTGGTGGTGCATAGGGGTAGACGGTCAATGTGTCGCCGAGATAGGCGGCTGCACTGGCGCTGTCTGCGCCGCGCGTGACGAGGCTGATTTGCAGGCCCAACATCGGGCGCGAGCATGGCTTTGCATCGTTGACCAGGCGCTCCAGCTCGACGTGGGTGCTTTCGTCAATGCCGAACTCTCCGACCTCCACATCGAGCTTGAAAGACCCACGGGGGCCGGGCGGCTCCGTCTGCCACCACTCAGTGACGTGGATCTCGAACCCGAGCGGTTCCACCGCGCGGCGGATGGCGCCGATGGTCCCTTTGCGACGATGCACCAGGTACGACGCGGATGTGACGGCGCGCTTGGTGGACGTCGGCCAGTCTGGGTTCCATCTGTCGACGGAGAAAGACCACGCCAGGAACGGAAGCAGTTCGGCGGGGCAGGTGGCCGGGTTCCAGAGGTCGCGCAGCGGCACCGGTACGTACTCAATGCGCTGGCCGGTCGAAGCGGCTCTGCGCTCCAGCGGTGTCGCGTTGGGCGGTAGCAGCGGGGCATCACTCACTGGTACCCCCGTTGATGATCTCCACGCCCGTGCAGTAGCTTGCCTGGGTGAGGTCCAGTGGAATATCGGTGGCAGGTTCCGCCAACACGAGCTTTTCCACGCCTTCCACGTGAAGGGCAGCCGTGATGGCAGAGCGGTTGATATCGCGGCCGATACGGCGCCGAGCGGTGGTGTAGCGGCTTGCCTGCTTCAGCGCAGCATCTAGGATGGGCTCTGCTGCAGGACCGGGCGCAAGGTATGCGGTGGCGCGTATGCGATACGGGACAATGGCGGCGGACTGCACCTTCAGCCGGTCAGCCAACGGCCGGGTGTCTTCCCCGGAAAGAGCCGCATAGACGATCTGCAGCAAGCTCTCGTCTGCGCCGCCATCGCCAAGGTGGGAAAGAACCGAGACGACGATTTCTGCGCCGGCCGGGCTGGTGGCGCGAGCGTCTGCAACGCGGCCATCGGCAGAGCGCGCGTAGAACTCGTAGGCTTTGGCGGGGCCGGCGACGGACAGCCCTTCCCATGCCTCTTGAGCGCGCTCCCGCAGGGCCTCGTCGCTCTCCATGACGGCCCGGGTGGGCGGGACGGTTGTGTCGTCAGCGGGGAGGACGGTGAGGCGCTTGACGTGGAAGTTGGCGACCAGGTTGTCGAGGTCTTTGCCTTTTGCAAAAGGCAGCATGACTGCCAGCGCGGCATCGTTCACCCGCTGCCGCCATACCAGCTCCCTGTATGCATTCTCCTGTAGCAGCTTGTTGATGGGCTCGGATTCGAGCTCCAGCGTGGCGCGAACGGCGTCCTGCTCGCCGGCCGGATGCAGCGAGACGAAATACGCTTTGCGTTCGGCCAGGATGGCTTCGTAGTCCAGCGCCTCCACAACGGTGGGGGCGGGCAAAAGTGAGAGGTCAATTGCGCCCATGGTCAGCCCCTAAGCGCTACGGAGACGGGGCCGAGCGATTCACGTCGCGGGCCGTCTACGCGGTCGGCATCGATGTCGACGAGCGTGGTGCCGTTTCCGTCCACCGCCAGGCGCACGGATGCCACGCGGATGCGGGGCTCCCACTTCACCAACGCCGATACCGACGCCGACATGACGCGCAGGCGCGTGGCAAGGTTCATGGGCTGGTCGATCAGCTCGGGAATCAACGAGCCGTAGTCGCGCCGCATGGCGCGGGAGCCAATCGGCGTGGTGAGGATGTCGCGCACGGATTGCCGGATGTGGGCCACGTCGCCGGCGGCGCGGCCGGTGGAGTTGTTCATCCCTGTCATCGCGTGCCGTCCGTCCAGCTTCCGCCTTGCTTGATGCCCCCATGGCTGTGGTTGTCGAGCACGACATCGTTGGACGACAGCTTGCCGTCTCGGTGCGTCAGATCGCCGGTGATGACGTTGCCGTTGTCACCGCCCTGGCCGGCAATGCCGTTCATGAAGGACAGCAGGCCCTTGACCGTGACCGAGCCGTCGAAGGTGGTGTCCGGGCACTTCACTAGGACGCTTGTGGCGGCTTCCAGGAAGACGGTTTTAACGCCCTGGACGGTGAGCAGGCCTGCGGCGTGGTCGTACTTGGTGAGGGCGCCATCCGGGTACAGCGTGACGGTCTCGCTGGGCGAATGGCTCGGCACATCGTTGGCGTCCGACGGGATGGCGCACAGGATGATGCCGTTGGATGGTTCGCCGCTGGGACAGAGCAGCACGACCTGCTCGCCCGTGGTGGGCGGGTTCCAGGTGCGGGTGCCGCCGGCGCGGCGTTCGCACCACGGGCGCCAGGTGGTGGTGATGCCGCCGGTGCGCACGCGTACGGCAGGCGGGTTGCCGTGGCGCACGTCGGTCACGGTGCCGATGCGGATCAGGTTTTCGATGAGGCGGGCGAGTTCTGCGAGGTCCATGCCTGCAGAGTGCCGTGCGCGCGCGTGGGGGTCACGCGGGGGTTGTTGTGAGCCGGGCCGTCACAACGGCAGCTCGGCTTCAGTATGGAAACACCACTCCCCTGGGGTAGAGGGGAGAGTGAAAGATTCCAGGCCGCCGAAGCCGAATTTTTTGCTACTGGCCCGGGGTTTTCTCCGGCGCACGCACTTGCGCCGAAGGCGCCAGAGAATCGATGTCATACCCCCAATGCTTGATCCGGATTCGATTGAGCTCCGACCTTTCTGCAATTAGCCGTAGAGCATCAAAAAGAACCGTCATGATTGGGGTGCGCACCTCCTCGGGGATTGGTAGCCGGATGATTCCCGTAATTAGGCTCCGCAGCGAGGGACCTTGAAATTTCTCAAAGATGGCGACCAAATCGGCGGCGGTGGCATGTTGGAATGCATGGGGTATTCCGTGATCCCACTCGTCGTTCTTCAAGACCAACATGGCGGCATCCTCTAATGTCAAAGTAGCGCCTAGTTTGTGGTGGGCATCCAGCAAGCGCTCCTTTAGTATGGGATCGACGATGGCTCCCAATGGGTTATCGGGCGCAACCTCGAATATCTTCGGCGTGGATTTCCGCTGTTCAATGTATAGATCGATGACGCTATTTGCTTCACTGTCGAAGCCCAATCGACGGAGGAGGCGAACTGTGGCGTCTAAATCGTGTGGGCCGATCGCATCAGCGGCTGATGCGATGGCATCGACGAAGGACTTCACTACTTCTTCACTCTGCATGTCGATGCGATCTCGGAACATTGACCACGCATCCCGAAAGACTTGAGTCTTCTCCTCTCGATGTGCAGTGCGGTCTAAGTCTTCGGCAAGCAGCCTGACCAGCGAGCCCTCCACGTATCCCCTCTGCATAATCTCCATTACGGCTGCGTCGAAATCGTCCGCGTTCATGAAGCCCACGCTGTCAAGCAGCTCTGCCCACTCATTGCTAGTGTCGGGGGGCTCTGCACTGCTCCTTGCTGGAGCTTGCATAGGTCGTTTGTATGCGCTGAATTTGAGCATCGTCTCCGGCTCGGGGAAACCCCGTGCTCTCTCATATATGGAGCACGCAAATACCGGGACGGTGACAGCCAACTGATGCTGGATGGAAGGGGATAAGTCGGCGATAACCGGCGTGATCAGTTTCATGGCCGTCTCGATCCGTTGAAGCACCCGAATATTGTTAATACGTAGACCAGCACAAGTTGCGACGAGGAGGTCACGATTCGGAGTGTCTGCCGCTATGCCTATGGCAGCGGCGTCAGCTTCGTCAAGCCGATAGCGAAGCTGTTGGTCAACGACCTTTTCTGCGTAGCGCTCATAAGTCGCACGGTGTTCTTTCTTGAAGCCGTCTTCATTGAAGACGAGAATCACCTTGCACCGCTGCTGATCTCGGAGCTCTGTCACGAGCCCAAGAAAGTGTTCGAATGAAAGACGCTCTCCAATGCGTTCGATGTCGTCTAGGACTACGAGCATGTCGCTTACGAGGGAGCCCGCCAATGTCTCAGCGGCGACGAGGATGTGCTTTCCGCCCCACGGTGCTGCTTCTCGCAAACTATCGTAGGCTTGTTTGAAATTCGCCTTGTCTGCGATCTGACTGCGCTTACGGTTGAAAGAGGCGAGTAGGCGTTGTTTGCTCGGCGCTGCCGCAAGTTCGGCGTCATCTAAAAATGGGAACGACTGTCTCCTCGAAAGCAGCGAGGTTCGGATTTCACCAGTACTTTGAGCCCCAAATATGGACGTGTATGCGTAGCGGTGGACCGCTGGATTGCCTCGATACCCCTCCAGGAGGCTTTTTAGGGCGAACGTTTTGCCAACGCCCCATGGTCCTGTAACCGCAATGACCTGGGGTGTCGGAGTTTCCACGAAACGTTTGATAACACTCTCGACCACAGTCTTGCTCATCGTCCGCCCCCACAGTTTTGATCAAGTGTGCAAATTCTAGAGGGAGAGGTGTAGGAGGACTAGATCGGCGATCCGGTCAGTGTCACCCTCCTGTAGGCCGAGTAGGGCGCGCGCTGGGTACTGTGCAGTCAAGCCATTCTTGTTCACCCGATCGCGCAGCCCAAAGTGATGCACCGACGCAATGCGCCGCACCTTGTCGGAGAACGAGATTACGGCCGCGTGTGGGCTCGCCTCAATGCGCATGTACTTCGCCATCCGCAACCGCGTGAACATCGAGCGCCGGATGCCGCCGCGCTTGTGCCGTAGCTGCGGCTTGCGCGGTTCGTACGGCGTGCCATCCGGGTTGCGCTGCGCAGCGATGCGCGCTGATTGCCGGCGGCGCAGCTCCACCGCAATGGCGCGGGCCAGCGCATGGCGCTCCGGCGCATCCAATTTCCCAAGTAGGCCGACCAGGTATGCGTCCAGCTCGTGCAGGTCGCTCACGCAGGCCTCCATGTGGCCGGGTCATCGTCTTCGTTGATCGGCTCCGGGTGGTGCTGCACCTGGTAGCCCTTGCCGTCCACTTTCACTGTGACCCGTTCGGTCAGCTTCAGCTTGATGGAGATATCGACGGTGGTGTGGTTCAGGATTTCGGCCTCGAACTTGAAGGCGTCTTCCCGCTTGTCTGGGTTGGTGAAGGCGTCGGGCTGGTTGGTGCGCAGCCAGCCTAGGACGGGCACGACGACGGTGTCAGAGCTGTCTGGGTAGTCGGTCACGATCAAGGTGAGCGTGTACCGGTACTCGAACCCGAGCGAGCGCGCGCCGGTGCCCACCACGTTTCCCTCATCGACAAAGACATGCAGCGCTTCAGGGTGCGCTGCCAGGTAAGGGACGGCGGCCGTCAAGGCCTCGCGCAGGCTGGTGGCCTTCATCATGGCGCGGCGCCCTCCCCAATGATCGTGACGCCCTGATCGCGCAACGTCTGCTGCAGGCTGCTCAGTCGCGCGGCGTCGAGGTGGCAGTCGGTGTAGTTGGCTGCGACGGTGCTGGCGACGGTAGAGAGCGCAACGCCTGCGGGGGCCGCATCAGCAGCTCCGGAATCTGGATTTGGCACGGCGCCGGCGGCGGCTGCGTCGTGCAGGCGGACAAAGCCGCGAGGGACAACGCAGGCAGCGTCAGCTTGAACGGGGACATAGCGCGGGACTTCCTTGATGATGGTGTCGCCTTTGACACGGATGACGCGCTCGCGGTCGACGTATTGGGTGACGGTCACGGTGGCGCGCTGGGCGTTGTCGAGCTGCTTGCGCAGGGTGGCGGCGGTGGTTTCGGCCTGGTCGGCGCGCTGGACTGCGGCGTGGTAGCTGGCGGTGGCCCACCAGGCGAGGCCTGCGACGATGGCCAGCAGCGTGACGATGACGGCGGCACGCTTCATGCCGCGACCTCGTCTTCGGCCTGGTAGCGATCAAAGGCGCGGGCCAGCTTGACGTCGTACAGGTTAGCTTTGTAGGCGGGGCCGTTGTAGAGCTGGGCGAAGGTCGCCCACTTTCCAGCCCGCAGCGCCTTGAGCATCGTCGGGTCGGCCTTCACAAAGCGCACAAACGCATCGAGCTGTGCGGCTTCGCTGGTGCGCATGGCTGACACGAAGTGCTGCACGCTGGGGTAGTCGAGCAGCTTCCAGTGAAAGCCCATGACCTGGAAGGCGCCCCAACTGGCCGATGCGAGGGCACAGTCTTCGTCGATCTGGATCGCACGCGCCAGGCGCATGTGTTCACCCGCGTTGCCGACGTAGCCGCCGCGCTTGGGGTTGACCAGGTTGGGGAATTGGCGTGCCAGGGCGTCGGCATCCTTGCCGGCCCGCTGGAGCTGGCGATGCATGATGTGGCGCTCAAACAGGATGACGGGGCGGCCGTCGGGCAGGAAGCCGCTGCCCAGGCTTTCCACCTCATTGACGGCACGCACGGCCGGCAGCGGAACGTCGAGCGCTTCTGCAGCCGCCTGCAGGTCTGCGGCGCTCAGATAGCGGACGTTGCGCGCGCCAGACTGCAGGGCAGCCATGGTCTTGGGGCCGGCAATGCCGTCGACGACCAGGCCGAAGCGGATCTGTGCCGCGCGCACGGCGGCGACGGTGTCTGCGCAGTACACGCAGGTATCGGGGGCATTGAAGCCGTTGGCGATCAGCAGGCGCTGCAGCTCCAGCACTGCGGCGCCGACCATGCCTTCACGCAGGATGGTCATGCGGACCTCCGCAGGATGCGAACGAACCAGCATTGCCGCGCGCCGCCCATGCGGAACAGCTCGACCACGTTGCCGCGCACGGCGTAGACGGCGACACACAGCACGGCGGTGATGCCGTTCTGTGCGGCAAGCGCCCAGTCATACCGGCCGAACAGCACGCCGATGGTGACGGCGCCGGCGAGCACGACCAGGCCGTATGCCAGGCGTGACGCCCACGGACGGTGCGTGGCGCCAGCGCGCTTGAACAGCAGCAGCCGCAGCGCGATGAGCGCGCACAACGCGGCCTGCACGATGAAGAGCGTTTTCATGATTGCTTGCCTCCCTTGTCTGCGCCGCCCTTGAGTGAGGCGAAGAGGCGGTCGCTGTTGTCTGCCAGGCGGATGAGCGCCAGGAGCAGCTTGACCACGACGGTGGAGGCGACCAGGGCGCCTACGGCGTGGCTGACTTCGGTGTTGGTGGGCAGGGCCTTGGCAATGAGCGCGGCGGCCAGGGGTGCGGACAGCAGCCCGGCGACGATGGATGCAGCCAGGAAGCCCAGCTTCTTGACGGTGCCGAGCTCGCCGCTGTTGAGCACGAACACTGCGGCGCCGGCGAAGGCGCCCAGCACGGTGCCGGGGTCGACGCCTGGCAGCAGGGACAACGCGCCCACGCCCGTGACGGCGAGGGTGGCGGTGGAGCCGGTGGAGATGGGTTCAGCCATTGGGTTCCTTGGAGGTCAATCCCAGAGCTGGACCATTTGCATGGCCGGCTGCGGGGAGATGTCGGGCATGTCGAGCTCGGTACCGTGAGGCAGGATCGGCCCCAGATCGGCAATGCCCGGGTTGGCGGCCAGGACGGCTTCTGTAACGCCTGCGGTGCGGCCGTAGACGCGGTGGCAGATGGCGTCAACGGTGTCGCCCTGGATGGCCCGTACGCGCATCAGATGAGCTCGACGGTGGTGCGGGCGGCGCCCTGGATGTCGCTGATGGCCCAGCGGGCGTCGCGGCGCAGGTCATCGACGCCGAGGTTTTCGGCTTCGGCCTTGCGGTCGCCGGCGGCGGTGGCGTCGATGGTGCGGTAGCGCTCGATGAGCCAGGCGGCGGCCAGGCAGCGGACGGCGCGCAGGTAGCGGTGCAGGTGCGCGCTCTCACCGTCGATCTTGGGCGCGGGCACGGTGGCCAGCGTGTTGCGGCCGAAGGACTCCTGCGCGGCCTTCCACGGCGCCAGCTCTTCGTTGACGGAGAGCATGGCTTCCACCAGGGCGGCGCGCATGCGCTGCTGTGTGACGGTGCCGTCCAGGCGCATGGCGGCGTAGGCGTTGACGACATCGACATCCGGGAAGAAGCCGTCGTTGGCGATGGGTGGGCCGCCGGGCGTGGCCGGCTGCGGTACGGATGCGGCTGCGATGAAGGAAGACATGGGTTCAGTGGGCTGGGAGGCGGTGGACGGGGCGAGGCTTCGCGGCATGCCGGAAGACTGCCCCGTGCCGCCTGATGCGCGGGGTCACGCTCGGTGTCAGCTTTTGCCGGTGCGATCCTTGGCGCCGGCAGCGGCTGCGTTCTTGATGTCGCGCTCGATGCGCTCGATGTCTTTTTTCACGCCGGATTTGTCGTGCAGCTCCAGCGCGCGGCGCAGGTGCGTGACGGCCTCTTCGCGGCAGGCCTTGGCGGTGGCCTGGTCGTGACCGGTGGCCAGCTCCGCGATGACGTAGCCGAGCGCCTTGTGCAGCTTGGCGCGGACTTCATCGGGCATGTCTTGGTCACGCACCAGCGCTTCCACTTCCACCAGGGCTTCAACGTCGGCCGACTTGATGGCGGCCGGGTCTTTCAAGACCATGTTGGCGAACTCTTCTGCGATGAGGCAGGCGGTGGTGCGCTGGTACTGGTCGGGCATCGCCAGCTTGTGACGGATGGCGTAGTCGGCCAGGGGCAGAGCGCCGGCAAAGTCTCCTACGTCGATGCGCCAGACGAGCACGGTCATGAAGATGTCGTCCTGCGTGCCGCTGTCGCCCTGCAGGACGCCTTCCACCCAGGCCGCGTACTCGGGGAGCATGCGCCGTTTGGTTTCGGCCTTGCGCTCGACGGACTGCACCTGTTTGAGTTGGCGCTTGTGCTCGGCAAGCTGCGCGAGCATGAGCTCGTAGCCAGTGGCGTGGCGCAGCGGGTTGGCCTCCTGCTCGGCCTGCGCCGCGAGGGCGGCGGAGACCCGCAGGAAGTGGTTGCGGGCGGGGCTGCTCACTTCTCCTCCGCCTTGTTTTCAGCTTCTACGATGGCGATGTTCTCTGCCATCGCCACACAGCCGAGGTCTTCGACGACATAGGCGTCGTTGCTCGACTCGTAGTTCTCAATGCGGTCACGCTTGGCGTTGTCGACGATGGTGCGGCGGCGGCTGCCTTCCTGGTAGTAGATGGACAGGTTGTCCAGGCGCGTGACCAGCAGGCCGTTAGGCGGGAAGTACGGCACGCGCACCGCAGGCAGATTGCCGATGCGCTTTTGGCTGATGATCATGTCGACCGCCATCATGTCGGTCGGGCGATGGTTGGTATTGACGATGGGGAAGTACTTGTCCGCCAGCAGTTGCCGGCCGCACACAACGACCAGCTCCGGGTCTTCCGCGTACCAGGGCTCGATGAGCTGGCCGACTAGGTCGAATACCAGCGCGTCGAGGTTTTCATACGCGGCACCACTGCCACCGACGACGATCGTGTCGGCGTTCTTACCATCGTGCGCCATGATCCGTTGCGGCGCCTGCTCACGGACTTGCTGCAGCCAGCCCTTGTTGACGTCTTGAAGCATCGGGTTCGCGACGATGTCGGAGGTGGCCGCGCGCTTGATGCCGTGGAAGCCGATCATCATGCGGTCCAGCGCCTGGCGCTTGATGATGGCGTCGCGAATGCGCGTTTGGAAGTCTTGGAACTTCGCCCAGACGTCCAGCTTTTGATACGTGATGTGCGTATCGGAGTTGGTCTGCTCGCAGCGGTAGCGGCGTGCATCGAGCGTGGAGATATCCACGGTCTGACGGTCTTGCTTGGTCGTGTCGGTTGTGCTGGCGACTGGACCGGCGACGCCCAGGCCGACTTTTTCTCCCTCCAGCTCGCCAACGCCGTAGACGTTCACTTTGGACAGGAACTGGCTGGATTCTTGGATCTTCGTTTCCAAGCGCTGCTGTACTGTCGGGTCGACTGAAAACTTCGTGTCGACGCGATCAACGCCGTTCAGTTTTGCAACTTCGGCTGCATAGGATTCGTAGAGGCGGCGGGTATCGTTACGCATGTGGTGCTCCGGGTGTTTGTCGGGGTAGTGCGGCTTTGGCCGTATCAGCAGTCGGTCTTGATGGCTGCAGCACCGTCGCCACCAGTGGCCGGCGGTCGGGCGCTGAAGGCGGGCGTGTTTTCCAGCCCGTGCTTGAGCGTGTTGAAGGCCTTGTCGCGTTCGTCGGCCTGGGCCTTGAATTCGGCCAACTGATCGTTGATGTTCTTGAGGCCTGCGGTGAACTGGTCGCCCATCGACTGCACCTGGGTGGCGATGATTTGCACGGCGTCCTGCACGTCGGAGAAACGGGCGTCGTTGCCGGTCTCCGCTTTGGCTTGGCGCGAGAAGAGGCGCTTGATGCTGTCGGCCAGGCCTGCGGTGGCGCTGGGCTGCTCGGGCGTAAAGTCGAGGTCGACTTCCACCGCCTCGGTGAAGAGGTTGCTCGGGTCTTGCTTGCGCGCGGCGAGCGGGTTGACCTTGGCGGTGGCGCTGAACTGCAGCACTTCGCAGCCCAGGCTTGCGGGGTTGTCCGTGACGGCCAGGCCGACCAAGTAGGCCTCTTTGGTGTCGGCAAAGCTCGGCTGCACCTCCATCGACGAAAAGATCTTCTGGCGTGCCTTGGTGAGGGCGATCAGCTCGTCGGTGGGGTCGAGCTGCGCGTACAGGCCCATCTTGCCGTCTTGCTCTTCCGCCTTGAGTGCAACGACATCGCCGTAGGCCTTGAAGGGGCCGGCGGGCGAGTAGCCGCGGATGTGCTCCATGTTGATGCGTGCGGAGTACGTCTTCGGGTCGTAGTTCTTCGCCATCTGCACGAGCATGTTGCGATCAATGACGCGGCCGTCGCTGGTGGCGCCTTCAGTGGCGATGCGGAAGAACTTGTTGGCCTTGGTGCCCATGTTGTCCTCGGTGGTCTGTGGTTCGTTGGTGCTGTCATCTTCAGCGCCGTGCATCGCGCGGGCAACGCGTAGGTGTTGTGCGAACCCGCGCCACAACAGGCAGCGCGTGGCACGCGCGCGCGCGGCCGGTAGCGTTGCGGCATGACTACGTTGCCGCCTATCGCTTCTCTCTCAATCGACCCGGAAATGGACCCGCGCCGCGTGGCGCGGTCGCTCTACTGGCAGGGCTACCGCGTTGCGCGCATTGCGGAAATGCTCAAGGTCAAGCCGGTGACGGTGCACAGCTGGAAGCGCCGTGACGGGTGGGCAGACACGACGCCGGATGAGCGCGTGGCGCTGACGATTGAAGAGCGCTTGATGCGGCTGGTGGCGAAGGAGCAGAAGGAAGGGCGCGACTTCAAAGAGATCGACCTGCTGAACCGTCAGCTCAACAACGTGGCGCGGCGCGAGCGGTACCGCGATGGCGGCAACGAGACGGACCTCAATCCGAAGGTGGCTAACCGCAATGCGGGGCCGCGCAAGAAGCCGGAGCGCAACGCGATCAGCCCCGATGAGCAGACGCAGTTGCTCGATGCCTTCCGCGATTCGCTGTTCGGGTATCAGGAGGTGTGGCACCGCGCGGGCGAGGCGGAGCGGATTCGCAACATCCTGAAGTCACGCCAGATTGGGGCGACCTGGTACTTCGCGCGCGAGGCGTTTATCGATGCGCTGACGACGGGGCGCAATCAGATCTTCCTGTCGGCCAGCAAGGCGCAGGCGCACGTGTTCAAGCAGTACATGGTGCAGTTTGCGAAGGACGCGGCCGGCGTGGAGCTGAAGGGCGATCCGATTGTGTTGCCGAACGGGGCAACGCTGTACTTCCTGGGCACGAACGCGCGCACGGCGCAGAGCTATCACGGCAACCTCTATTTCGACGAGTACTTCTGGGTGCCGCGCTTCCAGGAGCTGCGCAAGGTCGCCTCCGGGATGGCGATCCACAAGCACTGGCGGCAGACGTATTTCTCGACGCCTTCC